AAAAAGCAAATATTTGCCAGACTGGGAAATGTTAGATCATAAAACTCTACAGGCCAAATATGTAGCCAAAGATCATCGTCACGCTTTAGAATTTGTAGGATTCATAAATCGTCTCAGTGAAAAAATGGATCACTTTGCCGAAGTCACTCAAGATGTCTCAGAAGTCACAGTAAAGACTACTACATTTGATGTCAAAGGTTTAACCGTGTTAGATTTCAAGCTAGCAATGAAAGTTGATCGTTATGCTGAAAAGAATGACATAGAACAAGTGCGTATGCAGGGAAATTTTGGTATGCACGAAGGGTGGAGCGAAAAATATAAACGTTCAATCAATTGCTCTAATCCAAGAGGATTTAGTCAGAGAGCGCATTGCCAAGGACGTAAGAAAAAATAGGAGTAGCAAATGGAAAGAGAAGAATTATTAAAGTTCGCGAACATCGCAGCCACTACCTACGAGGACCCCAAAACATCTCGTAAGAAGTTTAAGGATCAAGGCTACGACATCGTAGAGTTTTTTAACATCAAAGGAGCACAGGCATATCTGCTCAAAGATCAAAACAACGAGCATGTACTGAGTTTCCGTGGTACTGAAGTCACAGAACCATCAGATGTGTTGGCCGATCTAAAAGCTGGCAAGAACACTGAGACCGCCCAAGGCGGTAAAGTACACGTGGGATTCAAAGGCGAATTAGACAAACTGTGGCCCAACATAGAACGAGCTGTGGCTAATATTGAAACAGTCTACGTGACCGGTCACAGTCTTGGTGCTGCTATGGCCACAATCGCTGCCAGCAGGTTACAGAAAAAAGCTCAGGCCCTTATCACGTTTGGTTCTCCGCGTGTAGGCAATAAACAATTTGTCAATGGTCTGAATGTTCCGCATATGCGAGTACAAAACAACTGCGATGATGTTACAAAGGTTCCTCCATATCTCATGGAGTTTAGACATCACGGCACACACAGATATATGAATTATTATGGTCAGTTTCGATCGCTGACAACATGGCAGCGTATCAAGGATATGATTCGCAGTCGAGTAAAAGGTCGTGTGCGTGGTAAACGCTTTCTTGGCATCAAAGATCATTTGATGAACAATTATATTGAAAAATTAAAAAAAGGGGAATAACATGGGATGGAATCCGTTTAAGAAAAGCAGTTGGACACAGGTCGGTAATGCCATCGTAGACACTGGCAAGAAAGCTGGTGATGCTATAGTAGACACTGGCAAGAAAGCTGGAGATGCTATAGTAGATGCTGGTAACACCGTGGCCAAAGGAGCCACCGACGCTTACAATGCTACAAAAAACTTTGCAGAAAGCCTAGTCAATGACACAGCCAAAGCAGTTCAACATACTACCGCTGTCTGTGCTAAGAATGCCGACGAATATGCCAAGCAAGGGTTCAATGTCACATCCGATGCCTGGGCGCAAGGTACCGGAGAAGTAATCAAATATACCCGAGAGGGTGTTGTGTACGTAGAGTTCGCCGCCAACGAAGCCTACAAATGGGCCGACGCTAACGCCTGCTATATTGGTTTGAACACGGCACTGACCACAGGTTGTGTGATGTATTTTACGCCAAAGCCAAGTGCTGCAGACACAGGCACAGTGACTTCAACTGCAATCAGTTCAACCTATTTAGGCTACATGGCGGTACAGGGTTCTAATATAGCTATGGCCACGGCGGTGGGAGAAATCATCACTAAATCATTCTTGTTGATACCCGGAGTCAAGGGCAACGTCGATGAAAAGATGTTGAACAGGGTCATAGTCAACGCTATCGCTACCTGTAATCCTGCCATGCTAACAGTGAGCCTGGCAACACCAGCGGGCGTAGGAATCTTTATTGGTTCGGTGATTTCGCCTATCGTAGCTCAGCTAGTCTGCGATAAGACAGCACCAAAAGGTTTAACCAAAGCAGTATCATAAGTATGACACCTAAAGACAAGGTGGTTATGATGTTGGCCGGTGGAGTAGTCGGCATCTTGGCTTTTTTAGTCATAGCCGATTTTTCCGTGGCCATCATAGAAAAACGTCCTCCTGATTCCGGTGTCATAGGACTGTTGAAGATGGCCATCACTGGTGTGGTAGGTATCATAGCCGGATACGTAGCAGGAAAGAGTGAAAGCAAAGACAGGAGCGAATAATGGAAAATATCATAGACAACAACGATTACTATTTTAGACTGAAAGGCGATTGTAAATTCTGCGGGCATCTCGCACACTGTGGTCATAGCTGTGTGGACGATACCTGTGATCATTGTCCAGAGTGCGGTTGCCTATCCTGTAAGGCACAGTCAGAGCAGTAACATGTTCCGCAGGCATGACATTACACTGATGTCAAATCCTGTTTGTCAAAATGCTGTAGAAGAAATATCAGCTGCCGATTTTCAATACTACGACAAAGACGGATTTGAACTCAATATAGCAGAACAGAAGTTTTATGCTGCTATGAATTTTCCCATCAACTGTCCTATACTGAATCACTGCTGTTGGCAAGAACCTTGGTTCGAATTAGAAACAGCAGTTGATAATCTAATATTAGATCATAGCATATTCTTGTGCCGCGCATCGTATAACGGTGCGGCAATGACTCAGTTAGAAGAACTAAAGAAAACACAGCCTTTAGCAGATTATCTACTGAGAACTCGAACTAAATGGGGCTATGATTTTGCCCTAGATGCTGTCAAAGATGGAGTAACCTTCGAAGTCCTGCATGTAGAATACGATAATACAACATTCAATCAATTCCGAGACAGGATGATACAATTCGATTGGCAGATACGCCACACTGACTGGCAGGATGCTGCTGATCGTGTATGGCAACACAAAGATCAGTGGCAACATCTTGTAGGATTCGATCAAAACCATTGGAAAGCGGAGTATCTGTTAGGGTGGCGAAAAGCCGAATATACTGAAAAGACAGTATAAATATAGTATCTTATTTGGGAACTGATATGAAATTCTACATTTTTTTAGCCCTTGCTGCCGCCATAGCTCTTCCAGCCTACGCACAGAAACAGCCTAAGGGTGTTACTTATGACGCACAAATTCTTAGAGTAAGCGATGGAGATACTATCGTTATTTCTGCGCCCTTTCTACCAGCACCGTTAAAACCAGAACTAGCAGTTAGAATCTATGGTGTCGACACACCGGAAAAAGGTCATCGTGCGCAGTGCCCTCAGGAAGATCAACGGGCACAATTAGCCAGCAAATTTACCACACAGTTGATCTCACAGGGCGGAAAGATACAGGTCACTCTGTATGCCTGGGACAAGTTTGGCGGTCGTGTACTAGGTGATATCACAGTCAACGGACAGAGCGTTCGAGCTGGTTTGATCCAGAATGGGTTGGCCCGTGAATACTACGGTGATGCCAAGCAGTCATGGTGTAACTAAATGCAGACTAAGAGCTATCAGGTTTTCGCACAGTTATTAGAAGGCTATGTTGACGAAGCGTCAACATCGCTGGATCTAATCACCGGACAGACCGGCGGCAAAGAAGTCATATTGAAATTACACAAAGAAATGCAGTTGGCACACGACCAGGATTATAGACAGGTAGATAAAATATCTTGGAGCGATCTTAAAGGTTCTTACAAAGGTGCTTGGGTCGTTATCAAAGGCAGCAAAGGAGTAGGGGCCATCAAGGCCAAAGATGATCGCTACGAAGCTGTGGCCAGCAGTGGCGGTGAAACTAGATCAGTCAAAGACGGCCGTGGCGGAAATATCATTGATTTTCTCAAAGGTGAAATTGGTAAGCTGCAGAGTTTTTATGTAGGAAAAAATACTTCTGCAGTCGCAGACAAACAGCGTAAACGTCGTGATTCTCAAGCAGGGTCAGATGGTTCTGAGGTTTCTGTAGAAACATTGACTAAAAAGTTTAAACCTCTCTGGGTCCGTGCCCTTACTGCCGCAGTAGCAGATATCAAAGGCCACATTGCCAATCAGATCAAGAACGATGCTTTTGAAAAAGCAGAACGCAAACTAGGTCAAGTTAAAACTCTACAGAATGCTTTAGATAGCCTAGAATCTGGATCAGACGAAACTCCATCTTCTGTTAAATTGGCTATCAACTCAGCGGTATTGATGGCAGCCAGTCACCACTATCCTGAAAAGACTGGATCAATCACGAGAAGCTATGGTAGCGGCTATAACGCACAGTTCGCAGAAGGTCCTCAACAGTTGTTGAAAGATATATCTGCCGGTGATCAACAGAAACTAGGCACAGTTCTTGGATTCTTTAAAAGGACACTGATATCAGGATGAAACTAGGTCAAATCATAGTAGAGGCTAATATCGCGGCCAAACTCAAAGATCCCAAGACTATCAAGATGCTGGGTATTGCCATGCGGCATGACGGCACACTGCCTAAAAACAAAGTAGCAGGACTAGGAACTAAACCCACTGATGATCAAATTATCAAATTGTGGAGTGAAATGCTAGATGATAGTCTTAGAAGTACAGACTACGGAGACTTATCTGCAGACGGTAAGTTTGACGATTGGTTGACACGTTTGTATATGAACGGCGTCGTTGACTACGAAGATATCAACGGTGAAGGCGGCGATGCTCTAGGAGCATGGAAAGCATTGAGCATTCGCGGAAAACTCAAAGAGCCACATCAGGATTTCAACAAGTTTAAGAGCCTTAAACAGATACAGGCCATAGTCCAGAACAGAGACTATCGAGAAGAACTGCGCCGTATCAAAGATGCTGAAGTTATTGAGAAGCACAAACGTGAAAAGAAAGAAACAACTCTAATTGATGACGATCGTTTTTTAATCACTCTACCCTACAACTACGGTGCCTGCTACAACTTCAACAATGCTCATGGTTACAATGCATCGTTCTGTACAGGATCCAGTTCAGGCGCTCGTTGGTTTGAACGATATGCTCCGGAAGGCCCAATTATCTCTATCTATGATAAACAGAATCAAGAAGATGAAAACGGCAAGTGGCAGATGCATGCTCCTACAGGACAGATGAACAACGGTAACCAAAGCCTAAGTTACAGCCGCGGCGATCAGAAGTTCGCTGAACTATTCCCTGGACTGATGAAAAACATCATCGCGGCCATAAGAAGTAATGCTGAAGAGATCAAGCAGAATTCAACTGAAATCACCAGAGGCGGCTATGACGTAGATAAAGCCATAGCTGACATCAAAGATAAGCTGCCCTACTCGTATGCTGCTGAGAAAGAAAAAGCTGAAGAACCAGAAGCAGAAGATCCCAATGACGGTCCAGGAACTTATCTGGTTACACAGCTAGCTTCAGGTAAAACTGCACGTATTGAAGGTGAAAGCCGCCAAGATGTTATTACCAAACTAACAACACGCTATCCAGATAGTACTGAAGCAGACTATACTATTGAGAAGCAAAACTAACACCTACCTTAGGACGTTATCGTTACTTTAGGTGTGCCCGGCTGCTGGGCTGGATGTTATGGGAGTCGTGCCCCGGAATGGCATCCTGAAGTGAGCTTTATATTAGGCTCAATGAACATTGCAATTTTCATACACCAGCCAGTTTGCGCAGTAGATTCCGCAAATGGAATAATCAAAGCCCTGTCACCGCAACATTCTTTTAAACTATTCTCTATAGACGAAGTCGAACCTTTATTCTTTAACGATGTAGACTGTGTTTGCTTTCCAGGAGGGTTTGGAGATGCAGACAGATTTGATAGATTATTAAAATGGAACTTTGATTCTGTTAGACAGTTTGTAAAAGGTGGCGGAAAATATCTGGGAATATGTATGGGTGCTTATTGGGCCGGCCCTTACTATTTTGATATTTTGGACAGTATAAAAGTTGAGCAATATATTCGAAGACCTAACACCTGCACTCGCAGACCACATCCTAAAGCCATGCCTGTAGAATGGCTAGGCCGCAACGAACGGATGTATTTCTATGATGGGTGTGCATTTACCGGTGATAATATGAATGTTGTGTCTCGATACAGTAATAATGATCCTATGGCGATTATACAAGGTAACATCGGTGTAATAGGTTGTCATCTTGAAAGTGAACAGTGGTGGTATGATAAACGATATCTACAACCGCATTGGCATAAAGAAAAACATTATCAATTATTAAAAGATTTTGTAAATACAATACAAGGAGGGGCAAGACTATGAAACAGAAAAAGCTCATAACAGAACTGTATCAGGCTTGCTTCGACCACAACGCCAAGAAGATGGCAGAACTTAAAAAACTAGAGTTCCAAAAAATCTTGAAACGCAAGGCCGAAGGTAAGCATTTTACACACCGTTGGACTATAGTTCAAATTTAATCGAACTGTAATCTTACGCAGACAAAACTGCGGTAAATATTGCTATGCAAAGAACTTACCGCAGTATCTTTATTTCAGACATACATCTTGGCACTAAAGATTGTAAAGCTGAACAACTCAATAATTTTCTCAAACACAATACCTGCGACACACTGTATCTCATAGGTGATATTATAGATGCCTGGAAGATACAACAAAACAAGTGGCGTTGGAAACAAAGCCATACCAATGTAGTTCGCAGAGTCTTAGGACACGCTAAACGCGGTACTCGCGTAGTTTACGTAGCAGGTAACCACGATGAGTTCCTGCGTCCTATGATACCTTATGGTTTTAGTTTTGGCCTTATTGAAATACATAATCAAACAGAACACATAGGTGCTGATGGCAAACACTATCTAGTAGTACACGGTGATCTATTTGATGGTATTACCAGACTAGCTCCGTGGATAAGTTTTTTAGGAGACAGAGCATATGATATCGTCCTTACAATCAATAGTAAATTTAATTGGATTCGTCGTCGTATGGGGTTTGGGTACTTTAGCCTTAGCAAGTTTCTTAAATATAAAGTCAAAAAAGCAGTAGACTTTATATTTCAGTTTGAAAAAAATCTAGCAGGTTATTGTAAGAAACGTGGCTTTGATGGAGTGATCTGTGGACACATACATCATGCAGAAATAAAACTTATAGACGATATTGTTTATATGAACGACGGTGATTGGGTAGAATCAATGACAGCACTAGTTGAACACTGGGACGGTCATTGGGAAATCGTAACATGGACCAAGGAGCGAGATGATGTGGTTGATGATATTGATAGCGGTACACATAAGCAATCCTCAAGACGTACCAGGAAGAATAACCCTACAGTTCCTAACACAACAACAATGTGAACAGGCACTACAGAGTATGACCTACTGGTTAAAGTTTGAAAGTTTCAAGGTTGAAGGAAGATGTCAAAAACAATACTAATAGTCACAGATAATTTACAGGATCAGATCAATGGAGTGGTTACGACCTACAAAAATATTGAGGCGATGGCGATTCGGGACAACTATCGTGTTGTATATCTTGATCCCGGGAGGTTCCGCTATGTTGATTGCCCTGGCTACAACGAAGTCAAGATTGCCTTTCCCAGGAAGGTGGGC